CATCTAAGTTTTCATTAGTAGTATCGCCTGCTTTACCAAGGCTAAAATTGTTAATTAAATCTAAGTTTTGATTCTGTATAATCTTCCATGATGTATCAACAGTGCTGTATCTTAATCCAAAATTAAGATTAGCAAACATTAAATTCGTAATTTCTGTTTCTAGTGCAACGTCTAAATCATTCACAAACTTTGGAACTATGTTACTGGCAATTGCTCCTGTTGGAACATTTTCATTAAACGTGATCGGTCCTAGTCCGCTAGAAAGTGCACCTCTATCAGCATTGGTACCATCGCCAGCCACACTAACTACCTTGGTCCATATATAATTTGTTTGTTCTATGTCAGCGGAATTAGTTGTAACTAATTTACCCTTTTTAAAACTAAATCCAGTTGGCGGAATAAATTTTATCGACGATCCAACAGTTAACAACTTTAGACTGCTTGTAGAATAAGTTCCAACCTTAAGCAAACTGTTATCAATGGTGTTGGTGAAATATCCAGTACCGCTGTTTAAGTCGTTGGTAATGCTGGTCCAGATTGTTGTCTGTTCACTGAATGTAACCCTTTCATACTTTGTTACGTAAAAGTTATATAGATCCTTATTGGAGAACGCTCCCTCAATATTTTGTCTTAGGAAGTTTATGATTTCTGTTTTAGTCGTAAATTTAAGGAATAAACTTCTCTCCGCATCCTGCTTGTAGATGTATCCGTCATCCGCAAACACGTTTACCGAACTGTATTTTCCGCTGGCATCTATAATGTCATAGTTTCTGCTGATACCACTTGAAGTCCTATTAACTGCCTTCAATTTTAAAATATTCTGTGAACTTGCCAATGGTGCAAGATTGTAATCCTCACCGGTTACCATTCTATTCTGTGTATAATAAAGTGCTGGTGCATTCTGCCTGATAGTGTCAATGCTTTCAGTTGCAGCAGCATTATTCACCGTATATTGTAATCCAAGATTAATTGTTAAGGTATGTGCTATGCCAGACTTATTAATGTAGTTTACATCTATCGAAATACCACGCATGTCGGTAGGTGCTATTGAATACTCAAGTCCATTGCTTACTCTGTAGAAAATTCTAAATGCACCCTGTGGTAGGTTTCCGTAGGTTCCATCAGCAAACACTAAATTTATCCTATCATTAGGCTGCGTTGAAACTGCATAAATGTTTTTAATGTTTCCAACTAAACTGTTATAGGCAATGTTATTTCCTGTAAGAGTATCTACCTTGGTCCATTCAGTTTCCTGCCCACCTCTTGAATTCAATCCAAATAACCATATGTCATCGTTGTTAATGTTATTGCTTTCAACTGCGATAGTTTCATTGGTTGTTGGTGTTGATATATTAAAGTCCGCAAACTCGAGACTGCCTTGCTTAAACTGTAAGAAGAATCCCGTATTAGCACTGGCTGGACCTTTTCCGTCCTGCCTGTATACAAATCCTAATTGGTTTCCTGGAACTGGTTTTTCCTCGTAAATGGTTTCTGAATCCTTGAATGCTGTGCTAACCAACTCAAATGCCATGTTTCTTCCTGCAACTGATTTTGTGAAATTAAACAATGGAACATCACCCGTTGTTGTTCTAAATCTATACTGCTCGGTTGGTATTCCTTGTATGGTAGCGGATCCTTGTCCCTTACCAAACTCAGTATTGTCAGACATTGCTGCATTAAGCACCAATACAAATTGTTCTGCCCAGTTTGTGTTTGTAGGGTCATTCCACTTCACAGTCTGCTGTGCAAGATTTCTTCCGTTGCTGTCAATTATGCTTTCTGTCGTGTTTATTGAATTAAATTTTAATAGTCCACTGGCACCAATATTTCTCTTCGCATTGTAGGACAGCATGCGGGCAATTCTAAGAACGCTTTCCTTGCGCTCTGCTAATTCAAGAAAGTTTTCTCTGCTGGCTAAATCTAGTCTAAATGAAAGGCTTTGACCAAGAAACGCAACGGCATCGACCAGTGCCATGTATTCAGAACTCTCAATATAGTCATTAAAATCTTCAGGATAGTTTTCGCGCAGATAATTGATTATTACCCTGCGAATGTTTTCAAAATCATAGGACTTGAAATCCGCATTTCTAAAAGTTTGATAGATGCGTGTCCAATTCTGATTTAGTATTAAATTGTTCTGTCTTGACGTTGTGCTCATTAACTATTATCCTATTGCAATATTTAGCCGTTGTAATTAAGTGCTTAGTTTATAACGGAGTTATTTCTATCAAAGTTAAACGTCATCCTTTCGCTAACGTTGAATGGCACGTATACCACTTCTGCTTCTATTCGCATGCCCTGTTCAGTACTGTCAACACTTACATTCTGCACGGATACCCTAGGATCATAGTTTATAATGGTTTCCACATCCTTGGCTATCATGTTCTTGACTTCTGACGTAAATTGTTCGAAAATCATGTCCCATATTATGGTTCCAAAGGATGGATTTTCTAACTTTTCACCCTTTCTTATATAGAAATGATTGATTATATCCTGCTTTACCAAGTCAATGTCATACAACTTGAATCCGCTTGCCTTGTTTCTAGAGTTAAAACCCCTATAGGTATAGGTATTTGCTCCTGCCGATCCCACGCTGGCTGAATTGACTGCTACTGCTTTTTGGTTGAATGTCTTCTTCATTGTGTTACTCCTTTAGTTCCCTGTCAGTAAACTGTTCCGTCTGCGTTGCCGGAGAAAAGTTTTCATGCAGAGCCCAGGGTTCGTGCATGGGGATTCGCTTCATTATTGATTTAATTTTTCCGTCTAGATACTTTAACTTGGGCCAACCAACTTCCACATTATTAAAAAGTGCCGTATGCAGATGTAGATCTGCAATGCTTTTTGCTACAACTGCTTCTTCTGCTTGTCTTGCCTGTGGTCCGTTCATGTGGATCTGCGCAGCAGTCTCTGTATGATTTCCACCACTTAGAATATCTGTCGTTCCTCCGGCACTATAAGCATTGTTTCCTTCTGTGTTGAGATCTAAATTGCCGGTAGTTTTAATTAATGTGTCTCCAAAAACTTTTACTTCGTAATCGTGCGGAGCAACGATTCCATAGCCTGTTGAAAATCTTGTGCTACCAATTACACTGATATCCAAGTCGCCATCGGTAGGAACGCCTTGGGCATTTTCATAACTTCTAGTTTCAATCTTACCATTGGCTCCAATTAGGATGTTAGTATTAAAGGCACTTTCTATCTGTATTCTTCCTGCTTCAAATTCTCTGCCATCCTGTATCTTAGGAATAGGATTACCATCAGTGTCTCTGCGATGCAGTTCCGTGGGCGAAACGTATTCAGCAGTTGCCTTCATGTTTATGTTTCTTCCCGCTTCAATGTTCACATCCCTATCAGCCTTGATGTTCAAATCATTTTCAGAATGCACACTGATGCTGTCTGCGGCATACACATCAATCTTTCCATTGGATGTCATTTCAATCCAAGATGTTCCTCTTGAATTTCCTATGTAGATAAGGTCCTCGGAATTGTGCATCAGTATTTGATGCCCCGTTCTAGTTCTTAGTCTCGTGTATTCATTATATGGAACTGTTGGATCGCCCTTCTCGTTGGTTGGATTTGCCTCTTTATCAAAAAATCTTTTTTCAATAACGTCTATGTATTTTACCGGACCTTTGCTTGCCTTGGTTAGTCTGACGTATCTATCATCTCCGTCATCCATCACAAACTGTGTTCCGCCCAGTCTTGATACGGCCACACCTTCCTCTGACTGATTATCAGTTGTCCCAGTTGTCATTCGTTTGCTGCCATTTCTCCAATCCAGTGGACCTGGTGTTGAAATACCAAACACCGAATTTGGTACTTGCCTTCTTGCCGAGCTGGTTGTCACTCCTCTCACATCATCTTCCAGCGTTCCCTGTTCAAGGAACCTATCCGCAATAGGGTGGACCGGTTTCTTAATCTTATCGGGATCCTTTTCCTGTGCTTCTTGGTTGAATCTCTTGTTTATTTCTCCAGTTGGAAGTGGCTGTGTTGTATCAAATTTTTTCTTGTCCGCATCAGTAAGTTCCACCTGCGTGGTTCCTGCTATTGCCGGTACCATGTTGTTAGCAAAGTTTGGTGGAAGGCACGCAAACCAATAACCTTCTGCAGGATCTCCATCAACAAACGCACACAGAACTGTGACTCCAACATCTGGCGGAACGAACCATATGCCGTAGGATTTCTGCGTGTCGTTAAAGTTATCATTGTTTTTGCCCATTGCTTCAAATGGAGTATAACCAAAAAATGGTGAAGCATAATTTAACGTGTATGTTTGCCTGTCTGCTCCTACATCATTTCCCTGATCCTTGAGCAGCGTTACACGGAGCCTACCGTTAAACGTTGGATCCATTAGGCTAATAATTTTGGCTAGATGAACTCCGGATCCTAGACTTACTCCGGTTGTTTCTTTGCTTGGTACTCTTCTCTGTATTGCCATATTATGTTACGCCTTCATTTAATTCTATATCAAATTCTCGCTCTTCCTGATTCTGATTAATTAAAAAGTCATCGTTTATGTTTAAGAAATTTTTAACTTCTGAGCTAGTATTAGTTTTTTCCGGTGATTCTCCTGCTAATACTGTCGTTGCTGTTGATTTAGTAGTAGTAAGATTCTTGCCGTCATAATCAGTTGGTTGTCCTTGCATTCTAACACATCTCAATTCTTGTGTAAACTTTCCATCTTCAAATTTACTTGTACATTTTACTACCCTGTATATACCACTAAACGGACTTACTCTATCCTTGTTTGAAAATTCAACCAATCCTGTTTTCTCGCTTATGTCCGCTGGAGTCCTAAAGGTTAGATATACGTAGACATCCTGTGCTTCGTAGTTCATAGTTCCGTCTTCCGTGAGCTGAGAACTCTGTGACGAAGGTGCGGCAAAATAATTGCTGAGTCCGCTGTCAACGAGATAGTATGTGTCTCCCATTATGGTTAAATCAACCTTAACCAAGTCACTGCTGGTAACATTGATAAATGCATCATGAAAACTTTCAGCAATTTTTTGTTCAACATCAGCATTGCCACTACCGCCTCTGAGAATAGAAAACAGATTAGGATTTTTCTTAACCTTTGATTTACCAAGATTAGCAGCCTGTGCTGTGGTTTCATTTCCAGTATTGGTTTTTGTAAGAAAAGGTTTACCTTGAACTGTGGCTGTCTGATTTGGTTGCTGTTCAGTCTTGGTTTTAGTTTCCGACTGCGGGTTAGCACCACTGTAGAATAGATAATTTATCTCGATATTAAAATTTAAAATTTCTGTGTTTTGTCCGGTGTAAATGTATTCATATTTTTTAACAATTTGTTTTTCCAGTTCACTATATCCTACAGGAATAGAGTTAGGATTTCCAAATATGCTAGAATGCACCTTGAATGGTACCACTCTGTAGACATATTTCTTTGCAAAGTCACCAATGGTATCATCGTAGTCAAGGAACTCCACCTGAACATCAATCTTGAACCAATCAATCATTCCATCAGCCTTGGTGGCTTTCTGCGTTGCCTGCTTGGCCCAGGTTGAACTAAGAATAACCTGAGTAATGATGTCTGTTAATTTTTGTTTTTGCGTGAAGTGAAAGGATCTATTCTTTTCATCTATCTGCATGATTCCCCTAACCACACGCTTAGTTTCTTTGTCAACCACATCCTTATCATTCTTAAAGGGAAAGTTACCACCTGTTTTAATATCAAACCCAAAGTCGGATTTGGCCATAGGGTTATTGCCAACGTTCTTGCTTGTTGTGGCATCAACATCAGTTCCACCTACTGCTTTATTAGAAGGC